CGCCCTGCTTCACTGCGGCAGGTGGCGAGATACATGTCGCGGTTCGCCGGTGCGACCTTGCCATCCGCAATAGCGGCATCTACCAGGGATTCAGCCGCCTGGTTATCCAGAGCTTTCAATTTCCCTTCGGCTACTTCGGCTCGGTTCAGCGCCAGTTGGTGCGTTTCGACGGGGATAAATTTGCTCAGGTCTGGGTTTTCGGCGCGGTTCAGCGCCACCGTTTCACGCTCTTTGATTTGCTGGATAGCGCTCACGGCATCATCAACAGACGCGGTAGCAGCGAGTCCCAGCACCGTCACAATCTGGACAGGTACAGTCATCTCGTGGTTCTCCGAGTTAAGGGCAGGTAAATACAGGTTAGGCTTGTTGGTCAGGCCCGCGCTGGACAGGCGGGTCACCTGTGCGTCAGCGGTATTAAAGAATGCGGGGCTGTAATAACGGTATTTTTTACCGCGTACGATGGCCTCGCCATCTGCAGTCCATTCGATATGTGCATCAATGCTGCCGTCGTCATTGACACGAAGGGCATCAATCCACGCATAGGCCGGGGCCTCTTCACCTTTCGGACCTTTGATCTCAGTAGCGTGCTCCATATCAAATGGCAGCTTGGGATAGCGGAACGAGGCGGACACGACAGCGGCGGGGTTGTTGTTCACCCACGAACGGCCATCCCTGCCGGTGAACGTTCCCGCAGGGATCATCGGTAACCATTCTGGCAACGGCTGGCTGGCGTCAGATAAATCAGGCAGTTCAAAGCAGAGCGCCAGAAGTTCCGGCTGGGTGGTATTCATGATGCTGTCCGTTTGTATTTGCGGGTACGGACAGTATGAGGAAGCTAAAATAAAAGCCGGATTTACCGGCTTCACTGTAAACGCGGTAGGGAACCCCGTTTAAAACATGTTTAAAAACGCCTGAGTGCGTTTAAGAAAATTTTAGAGTGCCATCGTACCACAACGCGCGATAACGTCACCATGAGCACTACAGCCGTATTTCTGCGGCGCTTATTTACTCCCATCAAATGCCTGCTGTTTCATCTGCAGTTGGCGCGCCAACTCAACCTTGCGACCAGTCCCCGGGTTATAGTCCCAGCCTGGGTCGATGCCCTCTGGCACCATTTCTTCTTCACCGGTCCGTTTGTTCAACCATTTAACCCGCTTGACTGGTGGTGCACTGGTCCGTACTGGAACGGTCTCACGCGTGACATGGCCGGTCGGATTGCCGTTACCATCGAGCTGTTGCACGTTACGAGTGACGCCGCTCTGCTGAAGTTGCTGGTATTCATACTGGCTGACCTGGCGCACACCACATTTACATCCCCAGCCGTTAGGGCCGATGTGTGTCTGCCAGAACGGATCATCCACAGGTAGGCAGAGGTCAGCCCACTTCAGGTGCTCCTGACGGTGCTCGTGCGATGGTCCCAGCGTATAAAGTAGGTAAGGCATCGCACGTTTGGTGCGCTCAATACGCGCCCACTGACCGGCGCTACGAGCTGTGCGCATGTTAGTGTCATAGAGGGTTCGTAAACGCCGGTCACTACCGAGTTGTACTGGACGGGTTTCCTGCGTCAGTGGATCATCCATCATCTGTACCCCCCACCATCCACGTTTTACCAGTAGGGGCTTGAGTGTCTTCCGAAACTCGGCAAAGGTCTGGCCGCTTTCCAACGCCTCTTCAAGTAGGCTTTTCACATCCTGTAGCAAATCGAGCTGGGTCATCTTCGCGACGGTAAAGCCAACGCTATGCTCTTCTCGCCAGACGTCGCGATAGTCAAATCCTGGCTTCAAGTTTTTGGATTTAAGCCAGGTTAGCGCCTCCTTGGGAATAATTGACGGTTTAGCCATCGTTGGTATCTCCCAGGGCACGGGCTTTAAAACTCAGCAGTGCCAATTGCTGTACAAAATCATCAGGTGCAAGAGATTGCTGCAACTCAGGCAGCCGGGAGAGAAACTCATCAAAGCTGTCCGCGTCGTTCGCCAGTTGCAGCACCGGACTAGTGAAAGCATCACCGACGCGATCCCACTCTTTCAGGCCCTCAGTCACGAGGGCATCAATCTCATCTTCCTGGCTGCGATTAAGTGTAATCTGCTCGCGGTTCATCGCGGGCGCTGGAGTGAAGGCGGTAAAAGTACTTGTCGGGGCCAGCACAGAGGCACCCGCTTCCGGTTCGGCCAGACCAAACTTGTCACGGATTTCCGACTCTTGCACCCTCATCCCCCGGTCAATCAGTGGGGTCAACGCATCCACAAACGCCTTGAGATCTTCCGGTTCGCTGATACGCATCTCAATGCGCGGGTAGTGCGCTTGCGGCCCGTAATTGAATTGGATAAATGGCCGAACCAGAAACTCGTTCAACGTATCCGCCAACTGGCGCGCATCCCAACGCGCGATATCCATACGGACGCGGTCATGCACATCAGCCTGTGATCGGGAGCTGCCATTGTCAGTGGTCATCGTCTGGCCGAGAACGGCCTTACTGGTTTGAGCGTCGCACCATTCAGCCATCTCTTTGAACAATGTGCCGCCCCCGTTGCGGCTGGCCGTCTCCACCATATCCAGTTTCATACTGTCCGGGATGGCGCAGCCCGCATCGGAGGCCAATGAGGCAATGGCATCGACAAGAACGCGGATTTGCTCCGGGCTTGCCTGGTTGTGGTACTTACCAACGATCAGCGGCAAGCCGAATTTTTCACCAAAGGCCCACCAGTCCCGGACAGTGAACGATTTCAGCATGTACATCACCGCCACAAGGCGGGCCAGCCCGTTACGCAACGGCAATCCAGACTTCAATCGGGGTTGATGCACAATGTACTTACCTACGCTGAGGGGCTCACCATCAACAGGGTTATTATCGGTGATGAGACGAAACTCGCGCAGGGTTTCGCGGTCGGGTTTAAGGAAACGCGGATCGACCCACTCATAGTCGCGAGGAGTCCACTGCGTGTTTCGGGTATTCCATAAAATCTCGCAGACACCTACGCCTTTGCCCAGGCCATCAAGTAGGTCAAACAGCAACTCAGGAATCTGTGGCTGCTCCATGAGGTTGCGGATTGCGTCAGCGAGCTGCACATCATTATCGTCATCACTGGCAGCGACGACTGTTGGCACAATCCCCGCGACGGTCAATTTTCGGGTACGCAATACGCTGGCATAGTGGAGATCACGCTCCTCCATCTCTTCGGCGAGGATAAAATAATCTCGGGCATCCCCATCCATAGCATTGCGCAGAACGCTAGCCAGACGGCCCGGTGAGAGTGTACTGGCCACACTGGTACCGGGAGAGGGGCGGCGCACGCTCATACTGCGGCCTCGGGCTTCAGGCTCAGCGATCGCAGTCTCTTTTACAACGACAGTCTCACCCGTCGCAGGGTGTAGCAGGCGGCGAACCGCCCCGGCAAGTTGTTTTAGCATCAGAGCAATCCCCGCTGGTTTTTAAGTCCCCGGGTCAGATGTATCTGACGATGGCTATCATCGCCATCGGGGCGATACTTCGCATCCTGGGGTTTATTGAGTCGGTAAAGTTCGTAGCGGCGGCAGTCTTCACGGCTGGCGAGGAAACCCAGGAAAATCGCAATCGCAGAATCGCCATGACGCTTGCGGCCATCGCTTCCAATGACCCGGGCATCATCAATACTGGGCACACCGCGCAACACCTGTATTGCACCAAGATCGTTAATCACATCCTCATGCTTTGGTAGGACTAACTCGTTATCTTCAAGTGCTGCCTTGAAGCGCGGCATGTTCTCGCGGTAATACGGCACGGACAGCTGTACCTGTTCGACCTCACTGCCGTAACGATAGGCTGCTTGTTCAGACAGATACTGGCCATTGCCCCGGCCATCGAGCTTGATGCCATCACGGCGGGGCAATCGGTCACAGATGAAGAACAGCGCTTGCTCCTGCTGCTTGAAGGGAACATTCCCCAGCTCGACCAGAAACGGTACCTCGCGGGTGGTATCGTCATTAACCGTCACCGGCGCAAAAACGGTGAGATCACCATTGCGGGCGAAGTCTTCGCCGAGGCAGTGGCGCAGGTCTTGCGGCAGTTTATTCAGTTCGGGAAGAACAGACTGCTCAAGCCACTCCTGCATCTCCAACGCCCGTATCCCCTCGGGGAGGGCATTGAACTCTGCCGACCCCTGGAAACGTAAAACGATGCAGGGGCCACGCGCGGCGCGCTCTCGAATAGAGCGTGGAAGGTAAGTGCCGCCGCCGTTCTTCGGAATGCAGTAGTACTCTTCTTGGGCATCCTCGGGTGTGGCTGTATCCTTCAACAGGTTATCTTTCCACTCATCCTCTGCGGCTTGTGACCAGGCTTTTTTAGTTACCTGGCAGATACGTTTATACAGCCCCTCGTCACATGCAACGTCGATATCGATGCTATGGACTGAATAGCGTTTTTTCCCAGCTCGGCTGTCTTTAATCAGCGTATTGAAGAGGTTTTCATCACCGTTATGCGTGGAGATCAACCGGACTTTAGAGCCCCACATCGTGAGCGCTAGCGCCGCTTTCAGCACTGCCGCCAGATCTTTTTGGAATGCTGCCTCATCGATGATGACATTACCCTGCATCCCGCGCAGGTTCGATGGGTTAGACGACAGCGCCTTGATTTTGAAACCACTGGAAAAATTGATCACGTAGACCAAGATATCTTTATCTTCGTCCGTTAAGACCTCCTCACCGGTATCCGAGGCGGCAAGACCATAGGCCTTTGCCCACATGGCGCACGCATCAATAAACTCACGGGCCATATCCTTGGTGGTGCCGACATAAAATGTGTCACAGCCACCATCACTGGCAGCCAGGGAGCCATTGAGCGCAGCATCAGCCGCCTCTGCCCAGGTGAGGCCGGTGCGTCGAGACTTCTCGGCAATCTTGAGCTGAGCATCATCCGCAATCCAGCGCCGTTGGTAGGGCAGTAATACCTGGTCCTCATCAAACTGGCGCGCGATGATCGCCGCTGCTGACTGATTACGTAATTTTTCCTGCGCCGATAGATGGTTCATGTTGCAATTCCCAGAATCTGGCGGCGGATATCAGCGGCGGTCTCAGCAGAAAGCCCCGCCTGTTTGGTGATTTTCTCTGCTTGTGCAGCCGCTTCTTCAGCAAAGGCCTGGCGGATTTCTTTTTCTCGCTTGTGGCTAGCCATTGCTGCCGCCTCCAGTCGCTGAGCCACCAGTGCCAGTTGTCCCAGCGCTTTCGGCTCCACGACCTTATCGCTTTCAGCCAGCTCCATAGAGGTTTCGAACGCCAGCGTTTTGACAAACTCCATCAGGAGCTTACCGACATCCGACGTCGGCGCAGAGCCAAGCTTAGCCGCCCAAATTTCTGCCATCTCGCGAGAGGCACGAATCTTGGCCCCGAACTCCTCCATACGGCTGGCATAACGGTTAAGCCCGGTGCGGCTGAGTTTCATTCCTTCAGGGAGGTTGTGGCTGTCAATCAACTCGTTGATAGCTTCACGGATCTCCTCCTGGGTATGCCGCTTGTCTCGCAACATCTGATGGAGCTGGTCGCGAACCGTATTGGGTAACAGATCAATCTTTGATGGACGTCCCCGAGTGGGACGTTGTTCATTGGCCACGCTCCCTCCCCAGACCGACGGCAAGCTCTTTGCGACAGGTCACGATATCTTTTTGTAGCAACGCCCAAAGCCGCTTATAGGTGGGATCACTATTCAGGAACGTGTTGAGATAGCCATCAGGCGCATTGCGATCGTAGGGTTTTCCCAGCTCGTCTTCATAGCATTTCGCAATTACGCTGGCCTCAATATCAGCACAAACCAGCAGGGTCGCCAGTTGACGGATAATCTCACGCTCAGCGGATTTCAACGGCTTCAGTTTTTTCATGGCTACCCCCGAGGGCGTGGTTTTTTTACGCCGGGTACGGTTGCTAGGCCGTTAGCAACTTCATCACCGCGCCCGGTAATCTCCGCTACGTAGCAACCGGAAACATCGCTCAACCTGACCAAGCCCTGTTCACGGAGCCAGGCTAGCTGTGTGCGGACGCTATCGCGGGAAATCTTATGGCCATAGGTCTGCAGGCACGTCTGCAGAATGGACTCATTGGCGCTGTCGCCACAGTCGAGCAGTGATCGTAAAAGGACCAGCCGTTGGTCCTGGTCGAGTACATCACGCATAGTCATCGCCTCTATTTGTCCTTCAGTTCGTTTTCCAAGAGTAAATCGCTGATGCGAGATACCTGGCGAATCGACGGGGCCAGCTCACGCAGCTCGCCACGCAGGTTGCTCATTTCCAACTGCAACTGGTGCAGGTCTTTCTGGCTGGGAAGTACCGCAATGGTGTTCTCTAACCCCTGGAGCCGGTTACGTACCTGCTCCAGCTCTTCGCGCTTCGCGTAGGTTTTTGCCAACAGCAATTGGATTAGGTTGATCCCCGACATGAACAACGCCCAAATGATTGCCCAGTTTCCTTTAATGACCTCCCAGTCCATGCTTCCCCCTTTTTTCTCTGATGTCCTGACAGGTGAAACAGGTCACTGCACTCGGATTGGCTCTTAGGCGTTCACCCGGGATGGTACCGCCGCAGTCATTACAAAAGCCTGGGTGATCCGGCCGCTCTTTAACGCGGTTTACATGGCTATTTAAGAGCCGTTCACGCTCCTCATTTTCAAGGGTACTGGCACGGTCTAGGGTATCGGTCATCTGTTCATCATCACCTTATGTTTGCTGGACTTGCTGTAGCGGGCAAAGCCATCCAGGGTTCTAAACCCCAAATAGCCCAGCGCAGGGGTCGCCAGCATCAGTGCGATATCCCAATCAGGTGCAGGCATAGAAAAGGCATGGCCGAACGCGGCAGAGATTGCCCCAGCCTGTTGCCCCAAAGACATCAGCATCACATAGGCAATACTGCTATAAAGCGACAGCCTAGCCATGCGTGGCCGTGTCTGGCGGACATACTCATCGGTGGCATCATCGCCGTTGCGGATGGTTTCCTGTTGCTCGTGATGAGCAGCCTGTTGATCGGCCAGTTGTGCCTTCTGGCGCTCCAGTTGGATTTGCTCCAGTTGAACCTTCATGGATTCAAGTT